AATTTTTCTGAAGTTCAGTTAGGTGATATTCAAGTTAAATATAATACTGATAGTCAGGGAACTGGATCTATAAATAATATTTTAGATGTTTATCCTTGGTTACAAAGTTATCTTGGAGCATATATGCTGGGTGGAGCAGGTAGTTTTCAAATGAGAGTGGTTAGAGGATAATGGCAGGACAGTTAGATACAGCATTTAAACAGATTGCAAAACAGGTTGTAGCTGTTCTTGGATCTTCTTTTGATTCTTCTATTGTTTATACAAAGAAAGCATCTGGTAGTTACAACACAAGCACAGGAGCATTCACTACAACTGATACGACTTATAGCATAAAAGCACCAGTTGAATATGTTAGATCAACTGAAGATGACAGTAGAGAAATAAGACAGGCAAAGATTTATATAACACCTGACCTTATTGGAGATAATCAACCTGATTTAGATGACGAGATTACATTAACTTATGCTGGATCTACAAGAGTTGCACAGATAACTGATATTGATACAAAACAAGGTGGGCAGACTTATCTGTTTACTATTTTGGTGAGATTCTAATGCCAAAAGAACAGGAGTTTAGTGCTGATAATGTAATGAACAATCAGATGGCACAATTAGATGCTGATTTTGCACAAACTATTAGAGAGCTTCATGCAAGTTTAAGTACTGCTGAAGCTAGTCCTGTGTATACTGGTTTTTTAGCATCTAGTTGGAAAGTAAGAAGAAATCCTATAGATCAAACAGATCGCAGAGAAGATCATGAGCCGTGGGCTTCAATAAAAAGAGAACATGATTTACCAAAAGGTAGTGAAGGTTGGAAACCAGCAGGTTCAAGACCTGATAATCCAGTAATTGATCCTCGTTTTCCTGTTAATACTAATTATAAATTTAGAGAAAAAAATATTTTTATTGGTAATGCTGCTGAATATGCTGGTTATGCTTCTGAAAATCCTGTTATATCACAATTTGTTCAAGGTGAAGCTGGCAAAATTATTAAAGATAACATGAGAGAAAAAGGTAAGATATTCGTAGGAGCTAAACCTTCTAGTGGATTTGGTAAAATTAAAAAAGGATCTGGTTTACGTTACATTGAACCTTCTTAATTATGACTTTAGTTAATGCCAGAGCAGCTTTTGAAAAAGCAGTAACAGATGCAGTAGTAGCAGCAGATAATACTGTTTCTGTTATCAATGATAATGTGCCATTCACAACTCCTGGAAAAACTAAAAAATATATAATTATGAATTTAAGTTTTAATCAATCAACTGTACAAAATCAAGGTGCTGCTTCTGATTATTATGCTGGTGTTATTCAATGTAATATCTATGTGCCAAAAAATAAAGGAACTTCAGTTGTATCTGCGATAGGTGAATCTGTTATTGATGGACTTACTTCTGTTAATGCCTCTAACTACACTGATACGTTTAGTTGTACTCCAAGAGTTGCAGATGTAAATGGTCCAACTATGTTACAAATAGAGGATAGAAGTCATTTTATTGGAATTATTTCTTGTCAATTTACAGCAAATGCCTAATATAAGTATAATATAAATATTATATTAGAATACTATGGAAGCGATTGAACTGCTCAGAAACAAGTTTGGTGTTAGCCAAAAATATAAATATGAAGTCAAAGATGGAGAAGAAATAATATTAGAAATATATTGGCATCCATTAACTATTGCAGAAAGAGAATCAATTATGGCTAAATCTAAAGGTGATGATGGAAATGAATTTGCTTTAAATCTTATGATTGAAAAGGCATTAGATGAGAATGGCAAAAGACTATTTCAAGATGGTCATAAAGCATCTCTTAGAAGGGAGATAAATGCAGGTATTTTACAAGATATACAAATGGCAATGATGACATCAGGAGATGATTTAAAAGTGGAGGAAGCGAAAGCAGCTTTAAAAAGCTAATAAAGATTGGTATTTAATGTTTTTCTTAGCTAAAGAATTAGGAATGACATTAAGACAACTTACAGAAAATTTAACTAGAGAAGAACTAATAGCTTGGGCAGGTTTTTTTGAGTTAAAACATGAAGAAGAAGAGAAATATAAAGAACAAGTACAAAAAAAACAAGCCATGAAACCCAGAAGGCGGTAATATAGAAGTAATTTATTAGGTCGAGTAAATGGCAGCAGAGTACGGAATTAATATTAATGTCAGGACAAAATCAGAACAGCTTGCAAAATTAAACAAAGATTTAAAAGTTACACAATCTACGGCTGAAAAATTAAAAAATGAATTAAAACAGATAGGTGAACAAAAAGGTAAAGGTACTGCTGGTGGTCCTTTTTCAAGAGAATTTGCAGCTAAACAAAAAGAAGTAAAAAAAGCTGTTCTTGAAGCAAAAAAAGCATTTCAAGAATATACAAGAGGATTATTAAATTTTGATGGTCAAAATAGACGAAGTATTACATCATTAGGTGCTCTTGCAGCTAAATTACAAGAGGCAAGAAGAGAAACAGGTCGTACTACTAAAGAATTTGCCTTGTTTACTCAGGGTTTAACGAAAATAGGTTTTACACAACAATTATCATCTTTAAAAAGATTTAATGAAGAGGCAAAAATAACTGCTAAGACATTTAGTGCAATAAGTAGTGGTAATGCACCTGGAATTACTGGTTTTCAAGGAGCAGGACTAAGTGATTTATTAGCATTTAAACCTGCGAATACAATAAACGCACTTGAAAAATATATTGCGACTTTAGGTGGAGTGAGGAATCAACTTGATTTAACTGAAAAAGATTATGTTGATGTAAATAGAAGAATTGCAGAAATGAATAAATTATTACAAGAATCAAGAAAACTTGGTTTACCTACAGGAACAGATAAAGAAACAGAAAGAAACAGAGCAAGATTATTAAGAGGGAGACCTACAGGTTTTACTGCTGAAGAGTTTGGGCCACAAAGAGGTATTAATAGGGTTTTAACAAGAAATCCTATGTTTCGAGAAGGTGGGTTATTTGCGGAAAGAGGTGGACTTGCTGCCAGAAGAAGAAATGCTCTTAGTAGTGGTCTTATTGGTGGTGGTTTTCCTTTGTTATTTGGTCAAGGTATAGGTGCATCTGTTGGTGGTGGTTTAGGTGGTGTAGCTGGTGGATTTTTAGGAGGTGGATTAGGATTTGGTTTGTCCATTGTTGGTACTCAGGTAGGTAAACAACTTGATATTTTAGTTATGTCAGCAAAAAAAGCTGGTGATGCTTTAGCTGATTTCAATAAAGATACAACTACTTTAATAGCATCATTAGGTTTAACTAATTCTGCTTTTAGTCAAAGAATACAATTATTAGAACAAGCTGAAGGAAAAGAAGCTGCATTTAATGTTGTTCTTGCTCGTACTACAGCAATAGTTGGTCAGGGTGGTGTTGATGCGTTAAAAGAGTTTGGTGATCAAACAAGACAAATAACACAAGGATTTAGTCAATTCTTCTTAATAGTACAAGCTGGTTTGGCAAGAATAATATCTTTTTCAAGGCTACTAAAAGGATTAGGAGATGGATTACAAAATCTTACTGTAGGTGAAAGATTAAGAAAGTCATCAAGTCCAGAATTACGAGGAATAGGAAATCGGATAGCAGAGTTAGAAGGTAAAACTGGTAGATTATCAGGACAAGAGAGAGCAGAACTTAGAGGATTAAAAGCACAAGGTATTACTGGACTATCAGACTTTGATAAAACAGAAACAAACAGATTAGGTTTTGAAGCAATTTCAAAAGGAATGAGAGAAGAAATTGAATTAACAAATGCAAATACATTTGCTAAAAGACAAAAAATAAAAGCAGATAGACAAGTAAATGATTTAGCAAAAGAATTTCAAGAGCTTACAAAACAAACTTTAAATCAGGATCAATTAGAACTACTTAGAGAATATGTTCATGCTACGAATGAATTGGCTTTAGGTTCAAGACTTGTTAATGATGAATTAGTAAGACTTGATGAAAAATTTATAAAATTAAATGATAGCGGTTTTCAAATAGTTGAATTATCAAAAGCGATTGGTTCATCTTTTGAAGAATCATTTAAAGGAGTTATTAAAGGAACAATGAGTGTTCAAGATGCGTTTAGAAATATGTTTAGTCGAATAGCAGATCACTTCTTAGATATGGCTGCACAAATGATGGCTACACAAATATCAAGAGGATTTCTTGGCTTGTTTACTGGTGGTCTTGGAAATATTTTTGGTGGTGGACCTGCAAATGCTGCTCCTTTTATAACTGATAATGTCTTTAGCACAGGATTTGATACAAGTTTAATAGGTGCTGGTGCTTTAAACTTTGCTAATGGTGGTAGACCTCCTGTTGGAAGAGCTTCAATTGTAGGAGAAAGAGGTCCAGAGCTTTTTGTTCCTGATAGAGCAGGTACTATAATTCCAAATCATGGTATGGGTAGTATGAACATTGTGGTAAATGTAGATGCTTCTGGTTCTAACGTAGAAGGAGATGAAGAAGAAGGTAGAGCATTAGGTATTGCATTATCAGCAGCTATAGAGACAGAATTAATTAAACAGAAAAGACCTGGAGGTTTACTTGCATAATGGCTACTTTTCCATCAATCACACCAACATACGGACAACAGAAAAGATCCGCACCAAATACTAGAACAGTTCGTTTTGCTGATGGCTATGAACATAGAATATTATTTGGACTTGCTGCCCATCAAAATCCTAAAATATTCAATCTTACTTTCAACGTATCGGAAACGGATGCGGACACCATAGAAGGTTTCCTTGATAGTCGTGCCAATGATAGTGCCAGCTTTACTTTTACCCCACCAGGAGAAGGTTTTACGAAGACAGGAACTTACTCTCAATCAGGTACTACAGTAACAATCACGATTACAAGTCATGGTGTGGCTGTAGGAGATGAACTCACTATTGATTACACAACTGGATCTGCAACTGATGGTACATTTCTTGTTGCTTCGGTTACTGATTCAAATGTCTTTACTGTTACTGCTGCTGCTAGTGCTACTAATAGTGGTAATGTTTCGATTACTTTATCTGGTGCTGGTCAATATGTTTGCGAGAACTGGAATAAATCTATACCATATAAC